GAAGTTGTAAAACTAGGAATACTCCACAAAATACGATTATTAGGTTGAGCTGCATAATTACCGTTATCAAGAGCCAAAATGTGAGCACACTTATGCTGATCAGGTATTTCGGAATGTTCAGTATCCAAGATGTTAGGTTCTGGATGTGCCCAATCAATTGTGAATAAATATTCGCCATGAATAAATTTTTTATCCTTTCCTAAATATCTACAACGTTGTCCTATTAAAAAATCAAAAGTGCTAACAGCAGGATAATAACTAAATGAATTCCATAACTCAAGATCTTCGAGATCTGGACGTTCCACCTGTGTGCTATGCACATCACTGCCGTTTCCTCTTTGAAGAAAAGCAGAGATAGGAAGCCTCCAATATATTGCACCATTCGTAAGTAAAGCATGAAATAAGATTGCACGCCCTGGAATACTTGCAATACCAATGACCACACAATCTTCAGTTTCGCCTTGATGTTCTCGTAAGTCATAAAGATACTCCCTTCTTATTTTACAGTATATAGGTGGTATGTTAGCATTTAAATAAGACATATAGCAAGCAGTATATATCTACTTGCTATACCAATCAAACTCTTCTTGATTGTAAGGAAACATTACTTCTTTAATGTTTCTAAAATGTCTTTTTGCCAGTCTTTTACAAACTGTTCTGCGTTTTTGAAGTAATTGCTCCAAAACTCTTTTACTTGATTATATGTAAACATATTATTCTCCTTTAAATGTTGCACTGCAACATATATAGGATATGATTAAGTTATTGTCAATAACCTAACTCATCATATTTATGATGTTCTATTTTATTAAAACTAATTGTATGTATTTCTTTTAAATCGTGTTCTCTATCTAAAAATTTGTATTCAATTTTTATTGTACTAAAATCTCTTTTTATTTTTTCACATATTTCTTCTGGATCAAACTCACCACAAGAATAAACATCAAATTGTAATAACGCTGGATTTGGTTCATCCCATACATGCATTACAATGTGAGAAGTTTCTATAATAGCAGCACCAGTAATACCACGATTACCAACCATATTAGAATATTTAACATAAGGTCCCATCATTATTTTCATTCCAATATCTGAAATAAATTTTTCTAACCAACGCCTAAGAAACTCCTCGTCCATAGGTGGACTTATAGCTTCTGCTCTTACAATTAAATGTTTGTGAACTAATAATTTATTTTTTTCCATCTTTAGATGGAACTTTAACTAACATTTCCATCTACGTCTAGCTTGGCGCAATCTAGAATTAGGATCTTTTGCTGCTGCTGGAAACATTTTCATTTGACCGGCAGATCTGGCACAATAAGATTTTCTTCTCTTAGCTGATCGGCTTCCTGGTTTAACTTTACCTGTAACTGCTGTTGATAATTTTGAACCAGGGTTCGCGCGCCTGTACGCCTGCACGCCCGCGCGAGTCATTCCAGCACCTTTTTCGGTAGGTCTAAAATTCTTTTTATTTCTGGCTGGCATTACATCGCCACCACGTTTCATTCCTGAAACAAGTTGCATTACTGATTCCTGATAATCAAGAATGTCTTCTTGAACCATTATCTATCTATAAATAAAGTTATATTTAATGCGCTTGTATTAGCAGTAACTCCAATACCATCAATAATTCCTGTACCATTTCTACCTGCATATAGAACACCATCTTCTGGTATATTTAAAGTTTCTGTTCCACCTGCTCCAACAGATACTGCAATATATACTTGTGTATTAACTGAACCACTTACAGTTGTTGCATTCGCTAATCCATTGATAATAGCTGTTCCGGAAAGACCAGTGGATTGAATCATAAATCCTCTTAATCTTGTAGGACCAGCAAATAAAACTTTATTTGATTCACCACTTCCGCATATGACTGGTTTTACATCTGACTTCATTTTTACTCCTTAATGTTTTAAGGAGCTCCGTAGAGCCCCCTAAAATAAATTAATTATACTGTAGCACTAAATGGTGTAGCTAATGCACCTGTAGCTCCAGATACTACTTCTACTTTGTATCTGTTTGCTCCAACTACTGTAGCTTTAACATTTGCTCCACCAACACCACCTGTAGTTGTACCATTTAAGGTAATAGTGTCCGATGCAGTTGCTGTGCTAAATACTGCCATGCTTGTAGTGCCTTCACCTATAATTGCTGTTCCTACAACAGTGTCATTGCTGCTATTTACTTTTACAATGAAACTACCTGTTACTGTTGTTGAAAGCACAAATTCAAAAGTTGCTCCAAAATTGTTAGACTGATTTGGATCAGTCGGATCACTTGGTGAACTTGTATTTACAGTAGGTAAAGTAAAAGTTGCTGTTGCTGTGCTCGTGTAATAGATTTGTTTTCCAGCATCATCTGCAACAGTTAATGTTTTTCCTGCTGCTGTTGTTACTGAGTTTGATACTCCAGCACTAATAAAACCTGCTAAAGATTTTACTGGTCCTGAAAAAGTTGTTTGTGCCATAATTTTTCTCCTGTATAGCGGTTAAGCTTTGTAGTCTCTATACCGTCTGTCTAGCCAGTCTACAAAACTATTAATCTAGAATATTTATTGATTATAAAAGAAAAAGGGGCCTGTGTAAACACAAGCCCCTTTTATTGAACTACTTAATTAACGTATTATGCAGCTCCTGGTGATCCGAAGATTCCTCTAGGATCAGAGAATCCGAATACGTATCTCTCTCTAGCTTTGAATCTAACGTTACCTGTGTCGAAATCACCTTCGATCGCAGTTTTAATTGGCGATCTTACAAAGTGTTTTAGACCATTTGGAGCATCAGTCATAATGAAGAATGCATCCGTGTCAGTTAAGAAGTGGTTAACTCTATAACCTTCTGGAATCATTCCCATATTTTTGATTGCATTTATATCGTTATCCGCTGTGCCAACTCTTAGAGGAGTTTTCATCAATCTTTCAGCAGTAAATTGTAATTCTTTTGGAATTATTAATTTTCTACCTTGGATAGCGATTCTTAATCCTCTTTCGTCAACAAATGCTGCGATGTCGATTAAAGATTGCTCTAGTGACGTTTCGTTAAGGTCAGCTGCAGTAGCAAGCTCATTACTGAACGTTCCACCATTTGCAAGAGGGTGATCAGTAGCGCAAAGCTCTTTTCCATCTCCTCCTGTAAAGCTTGAACTAAACGCATTGTTTAGTACAGCCGCTGCTTTAACTTGTTTAGTGTTAGCCATTGATCTAGCTAACGCTCTTGTATAACGAGATGCAAGTCTATCGTAAAGGTTATCTTCAATAGCTTCCTCAGTGATAGCAAACGCTAACGCGATTGTTTCATGAGTGTATCTTGAAGTATATGCTTCAGAAGCTTGATCGAATACTACTGGAGCACCTTCTTGTTTAACTTCAGCACCGTTAAAACCTGTTAACATAACTTCTTCTTCAAACGCTCTGTCAGAAGTTTCAGTTATAAAGATTTCAGCGTGCTCGTTCTCGTATCTACTGTATTCCAGGCCGAATAGTGCATTCAATCCTGGCTCTAGTTCTTTAACTAGCTGTGATCGTGATATAGCCATAATTTATTCTCCTATTATAGACCTGTTCCACCTTGGCGATAGAAGTGGTTATTAATTCTAACCATAATATTCGCGTTCGATGTCGCTACGTCATTGTTATTTGGATCTTGTGATATATCAATTGCTTGAACCACAAAAGTTCCGTCTACACCTGACAGAGATACATCTAATTGTACTAAAGATATACCTGTCTGAGTGTTTCCTGATGCATTGTTTACTGTATAGTTTTTAAAGATATCAGCAACTGCAAAAATTTCATCAGCATTTATTTCATATACTGTATCCGGACCATCTATTACGAATGCAACGATGTCTGATGCATTTGTAGATTGTGGATAGAAGTTACTAAACGTTGGTTTTTGAGTTGTTGGATCTGTATAAAAACAACCATTAAAAACGCCTACAACTTTATCAGAAGTGTTAGTAACATATCTAGATATTGTTCCAGAAGCAAGTGGTTTTACCAAATCTCCTTGAAAAATACTAGTTGAGTTACCAGACGCAATTCTGTATCTGTTTTGTGCGTTAATAAATGGGCTACCGTTTAATTGTCGACTTGGTCTTAAACCAAATCTTTCAAGTACGTTTGCCATTTTATATTTTCTCCATTTTATAGTTTATATTTACTTTGTTGGTATTACAAAAAAATTACTTTTTGTTACCACCAAAAGTTACACGAGATTGTCGATTAATATTAATCGGCATCTCTGGTCGCTGTTCCTTCATAAGATCGTTATCTACAGCTTTAATCTGCTCTGAACTTTTTTTATTAAAGTAAGCAGTTCTCTGTTTTACAATCTCGATCGGTATCCTTGCCAGCACAAGGCCTCCAACTCCAATAACACCCATATGTTTACCGTCAGAAATAACAGGATAGTCATTATCACCAATTAGGTCTTTTAATTCTTCAGCCCTAACTAATTCATAACCCTCTCTAAGTTTCTTAGACATGTTTGCTGTGTCTACGAAACCTGCTGCTTCTGCTCTAAGCCATCGGTGTTTATAACCTTCAGGCGCGGGTGGTGCATCTAAGTTAGATGGTAGAACCCATTGAGTTTTTCTCTTTTCTTTAGACCTCAACTCTGAGTTGCGTGAAGTCTTCTTTATTTCTTCGCTCATACTAATTTGCCTCCTTCACGTATTTTGCGTATTCTTCTAGTGGCACCCCTAATTTTTTTGCAATAGCAACCTGTGACTTGGTGAGTCTCACAGTTCTGCGTCCAGTTTTTCCTCTATTTGCAGAGGCAACAGTTTGAACGGGCTTTTTCTGTTCTTGCTTATCTTCAGCAAACTTATGAGGATAAATATCCTTCATTTGTTTGTTGATTTCATTATAATACTCGTCACTGTCCAGGTCAAACCCTTCACTTTGTAGTTTTTCATGAACTTGAAACGCTGTATTAGTCATGTACTCATCACTTCCAAACCAAGTATTTTCTTCAGCCCACTTTTTAGCCTTAGTACTTGGTGCTACTGCTTTTCTTTCAAATTGTTGATTTTGTTCAACATTTTGAGCTTCCTTATCCTTTTGTTCAGATTCTTTTTTCTGCTTTTCTTTTGTAGCAATAGATATTTTAGCTCTTTCTTTCTCAACAATTAATCTAGAAAGTTCTTCATTGGCAGATATGATTGCTTCTGCGTCTTGAGATTCTATAGCTTCTTTTAGTTTCTTTTTAACAGTATCTTTTTCAGCATCTATTCTAGCTTCATACTGTTTAATGTAACTATCATCTATTTCCTGATACTTTTTCTGAGCATCAGTATATTTTCTCTGTAAACCTTGAGCATAATCAAGAGCTGCCTGTTCTCGTCTTTCTGCTTCACGCATCTTACGAGTAAGCTTATCTATTCTTTTTTGAACAGCATCACTGAAAGAAGATAAATCTTCTGAATCAGCAGGTTTGTCTTCTTTGACTG